ATGGGTGGCAAAGACCGTAATTATACTGTCGTTTACCGCGGGGATTTTATCGACGCTGTGCCTGATGGCCGATGGATGATGATACAGCGTGGCAAGGAGTACGGCGGCGGGTACTGGTTTGGTCGAGCTTATGCCGACTGCTTCTGGCTTGAGTTTGAGCGGCCAATGCCACTATCAAGCTGTGTTGAGTACGTCGTGCTATACGACCATGTCGCCGCCCGAGCTCATGAGTTTGAGGATGAATTTAAACTGGAATGACCGCAGCCGCCGACTATGGCGGCTTTGTTTTGCGTGTTACTATTACCTAAAAGGTAATTATTTTCGGGGTGTTTACCATGCCAAAGGATCCGAAGCGCAAATCAACTCAGTACAAACCGTTGACGGTGATGCAGGAAGCCTACGCCCAGGAGTATGTGAAATGCCCTGAAAATCAGACGCAGGCGGCCATCAATGCCGGGTTCTCACCGAAGTCTGCCCACGTCAAAGCCAGCACGATGATGCGTGATGAGCGTATCCAGAAACGAATTGCTGAGCTGATGGAAGAGCGCAACAAGCGCCTGCGCGTCAGTGCTGATTATGTCCTGCTGCGCCTGGTGGAAATCGACCAGATGGATGTGCTGGATATCCTGAACGATGACGGCAGCCTGAAGCCTATCCGCGAGTGGCCGAAAATCTGGCGAACCACGCTCAGCGGGTTTGACCTGTCCTCAACCATCATGAACATGGATGAGACCTCGATAGAGACCATCCTCAAGAAAATCAAATGGCCCGACAAGGTGAAGAACCTCGAGCTTATCGGTAAGCACGTCGACGTTAACGCGTTCAAAGAGCGCATGGAAGTTAACGTGAACGTCACCATTGCCGATCGCATGGCCGCCGCCCGGAGCCGCCTGAAAGAGCGTCAGGGTGGTGACCAGTGACAGACGCCGCTTTATCCCCGGAAGAACAGCTGATCGAAGATATCGCCAGCTTCACCCATGACCCGCTGGGCTATGCGCTGTATGCGTTCCCGTGGGGCGAGGATGGCACCGAACTGGCGCACGCCTCCGGGCCGAGACAGTGGCAGGCTGACGCATTCCGCGAGATAGGCGAGCACCTGCAGAATCCCGCGACACGTCACCAGCCGCTGATGATTTCCCGCGCATCCGGCCACGGCATCGGAAAATCTGCGTTCATCTCGATGCTGATTAACTGGGCCATGTCCACCTGTGAAGATTGCAAGGTGGTGGTGACCGCTAACACCGACAACCAGCTGCGCACGAAGACCTGGCCGGAAATCATCAAATGGTCGAACCTGGCTATCACGAAAGAGTGGTTCACCTGCACCGCCACCGCGATGTACAGCAACGATCCTGGCCACGACAAACGCTGGCGCGCCGATGCTATTCCCTGGTCTGAGCATAACACCGAGGCGTTTGCAGGCCTGCACAACGAGCGTAAGCGCATCGTTGTGGTGTTCGACGAAGCATCCAACATAGCGGATCTGGTCTGGGAGGTTGCCGAGGGCGCGCTGACGGATGAGGACACCGAAATCATCTGGGTGGCGTTCGGTAACCCGACGCGCAACACCGGGCGATTCCGTGAGTGCTTCCGAAAATACAAGCACCGCTGGAAGTGCGAGCAGATCGACAGCCGCACCGTCGAAGGCACCAACAAGCAGCAGTTGCAGAAATGGGTGGATGACTACGGCGAGGACAGCGACTTTGTAAAGGTCCGCGTGCGTGGGATCTTCCCTGATGCGTCAGAGCTGCAGTTCATCCCTACCGGGCTGACAGACGAGGCGATGAAGCGCGTGGTTACCGCGGCACAGGTGGCGCATGCCCCGCGGATAATCGGCGTCGACCCGGCATATTCCGGCGTGGATGATGCAGTGATTTATCTCCGCCAGGGGCTGCACAGCAAAGTGCTGTGGACCGGCAACAAAACCACGGACGATCTGATTATGGCGAAGCGTATCGCTGATTTTGAGGACCAGTACCAGGCTGACGCGGTGTTTATCGACTTCGGTTACGGCACCGGGCTGAAGTCCATCGGCGACGGCTGGGGCCGCACCTGGCAGCTTGTGCCGTTCGGAGGCGCATCGGCAGACCCGCAGATGCTGAATAAGCGCGGCGAGATGTTCAACGCCTGTAAGACGTGGCTCAAGCTCGGCGGCGCGCTTGACGACCAGGAGACGGCGGACGACCTGTCAGCGGCAGAGTATAAGGTGAGGGTGGACGGCAAGATCGTCATGGAGCCGAAAGAGGATATCAAAGAGCGTCTGGGCCGGTCGCCGGGCAAGGGCGATGCGCTGCTTCTGACGTTCGCGTATCCAGTGACGAAGCGTTCAGATTTCCCTGCTGCCGGCGGCAAGCAGCCCAACGTGATCAGCGAGTACGACCCATGGGCGTAGCAAAGCTATTTCTGTAGTTTAGTTTTTTCCAATGAAATCAATGGGCGCAAAATTGCGCCGGGTGAAGTTAAAAAAGGCCGCCTAAGCGACCTTAAAATTTTTTATTCTTTTTCAGGATTGTCTCTTTTCCATACGCATCCCGCCATAAATGCCTGTCTTTGGCTTGGTGATCCTGGATACATCTCACAGGCTTTATCATATGCCGTTTTTGCTTCATCCCTAAAGCCAATGGCATACTCTAATCTGTCGACGATTGATGCTACGGCCTGCCTGCTCAACCCGTAAAAAAAGCCAGCTCTCATGTCTTCCCTTATTCTCGTTGCTAGCTCAGCAACCAAGGCGGCATCTATATCATTTTTACTCATAACAACCTCGTCTAAGTTGCTCGTCATGATATCAGTGGCAGACGGTGACGATGCCGCTTTTCGGGAGCTACCCTAGCCACTGATGAAGCTTAACACAGCCATCGGTGGGCTGATTGTGACATGTCACGGTGTTAATCTTTCAAAAATTCATCTGTAGTGTGAATCATTTCGCCAATTACTAACTCAGCAGTAGTGCTAGTGATAATGATACTGGCATGAGGGTTATGGTTTTCCGCCAAGTATTTCATGAGTGGCTCTGCTGCTTTTACAAATCTTTGGTTAGCCGTATATCCTTTTGCCTTTAAGTATTCGTCCTTAGAAACAATCCATCCATTATCCTCAAGGATGGGGAGACCTTCCAGAGCGATATGACAAAGGCTACTGGCTTTACCTTCAGTATTGAATTTTACAAATTCACCAGCAGCATTTTGTGTTATGCCCATTACGTCACCAACTGGCCAGGTAGGCATCCTGAATACTAAGCAATCTAAAACTTTCATAATATTCACCTTAAAAAAATGCCCGGACGAACCGGGCGAAACAGGGATGATGGAAAGTGCCGTCCTTGGCTGGGTGTCTCAGGGTTTACAGCATGAAGTCATCGCAATGGCGTCCTGCTGTAAAAAGGGCGGTGGTCAGAAAGGGAATAACTGCCACCGCCAAACTTGCACTGGAACTACGGGTATCACGGTCCTGAGGCGTGATTCTGGTGTGGTGGCCGGTGCTGATCTCCGGCTTTCTCTGGCATTGCACATACCCAAGACTATTCTCCAGAGATAGCGCTGTCCTCATTAAGGGGTACCGTCTATAACGTATCAGCCTACGTATTCACCACAACGGAAAGAGCACTGGTTTGGCTCGACATCAGATAGGGTGGAACAGCCCTCAAATGCCCAATGCTCTTACCTGTTGTGCCCTCGTCTCTTCCGAGGTGTCACACCGTACCGCCACGATGGTGAGTCGCTGTCGTGCATGCAGGGCATGGCTTGCACATTCCGGCTACCCGCTGGGCCATGTACCAAGGAGCCCCCGGACCGCTATCGACGCATGTGCCATACGCCGGATGCTTTCACACCTGGAAGCGCACTCCGCCATCTGAGTAACGACAAAGCCACCAATGGAAGGGAATGGGGTGCGCTTTCATGTTGTGTTTACCAAAAAGGTAATAATTTATCGTCAAAAGGTCAATACACTACGACAAATAAATCATATGTGGTTAAATTGGTAATAATTTAAACGCGTATGGAGTATCGATATGTGCATTGGCAGCAAGCCTTCAGTACCTGCGGCACCAGAAGTTCAGGCGGCTCCGCAGGAGCAGGACCAGGCTGTAGTCGATTCCCGCGATGAAGAAACCAGGCGCCGTCGTGCGGCCGCCGGGCGTAGCTCTACGCTGCTGACCGGGGCGCAGGGCGACACTTCCACCGCAAATACCAGCGGCAAAACGCTGCTCGGTCAGTAACTGGAGCGCGGAAGATGGCAGCGGAAACCCTGAAAAAGCAACTGCAAAAGCAGCTCGCACAGCTGAAAAATGAGCGCACTTCGTTTGAGCCACACTGGCGCGACCTGAGCGACTTCATCAACCCGCGTGGTTCCCGCTTCCTTACGTCTGACGTTAACCGTGACGATCGCCGCAACACGAAGATTGTTGACCCTACCGGCTCACTCGCCCAGCGCATTCTGGCCAGCGGTATGATGTCAGGAATCACCAGCCCGGCCCGCCCGTGGTTCAAACTGGCAACACCTGATCCTGACATGATGGATTACGGACCAGTGAAGCTGTGGCTTGAAGTCGTTCAGCGTCGAATGAACGAAGTGTTCAACAAGTCTAATCTGTACCAGTCTCTTCCTGTCATGTACGCCAGCCTGGGTACTTTCGGTACCGCCGCCATGGCTGTACTGGAAGATGACCAGGATGTGATCCGCACAATGCCTTTCCCGATTGGCAGCTACTACCTGGCGAACAGCCCGCGTGGTAGCGTCGACACCTCATTCCGTCAGTTCTCTATGACCGTGCGCCAGTTGGTGCAGGAATTCGGTCTGGACAACGTGAGCACGTCCGTTAAGGGCATGTGGGATAACGGCACATATGAAGCGTGGGTGGAGGTTAACCACTGCATCACGCCAAACATCAACCGCGACAGCGGCAAGATGGACAGCAAGAACAAACCGTTCCGATCTGTCTATTTCGAGACAGGCGGCGACTCCGACAAGCTGCTGCGAGAATCAGGATTTGATGAATTCCCGATCCTTGCGCCGCGCTGGGAGGTTAACGGCGAGGATGTTTATGCATCTTCCTGCCCTGGAATGCTGGCACTTGGTCAGGTTAAAGCCCTGCAACTTGAGCAGAAGCGCAAAAGCCAGCTGATCGACAAGGCCACCAACCCGCCGATGGTCGCTCCAACTTCGCTGAAAAATCAGCGTGTTTCTCTGTTGCCTGGCGACGTGACGTACATCGACGTGCTGAGCGGCCAGGACGGTTTCAAGCCTGCGTATCTGGTAAACCCGAATACCGCCGACCTGCTGGCTGACATTCAGGACACCAGGCAGACCATCAACAGCGCCTATTTCGTCGACCTCTTCATGATGTTGCAGAACATCAATACCCGCTCTATGCCGGTGGAAGCGGTGATCGAGATGAAGGAAGAGAAGCTGCTAATGCTCGGCCCGGTACTGGAGCGCCTGAACGACGAGGCTCTCAACCCGCTTATCGATCGCGTGTTCTCCATCATGGCGCGCAAGAACATGCTTCCGCCTCCGCCTGACGTTATGCAGGGCATGCCGCTGCGCATCGAGTACATCTCCGTAATGGCGCAGGCGCAGAAATCTATCGGCCTTACCAGCCTGTCGCAGACCGTTGGCTTCATTGGCCAACTCGCACAGGCCAAGCCGGAAGCGCTGGACAAGCTCAACGTTGATCAGGCCATCGATGCATTCGCGGAGATGTCCGGTGTCTCTCCAACAGTCATCGTTCCACAGGAGCAGGTAGAGCAGGTTCGCGAGCAGCGCGCTCAGCAGCAGCAACAGCAGCAAATGGTGGCTATGGGCATGGCTGCAGCTCAGGGTGCCAAGACACTCAGTGAAGCGCAGACGCAGGATCCCAGCGTACTGACAGCCCTTTCTAACGCAGCAGGAGCGGCGCAGCAATGACGCATATCGACGATGAAGATCGCAAAGCGGAACTGGAAGCCAAGCAGAAGATCCTTGCTCAGCGCGATATCAAAGACATCCAGTTTGTCATGAGCAGCGAGCAGGGCCGCCGGGTCGTCTGGTCACTGCTGGAGAAAGGCCAGGTATTCGGTGCCTGCTTCAACGTAGACCCGAGCATCACAGCATTCAACGAAGGGCAGCGCAACCTGGCGCTGGTTCTGTTTCAGCGCGTCATGACGCACTGCCCCGATCAGTATCTGAAGATGGCCGCAGAGGCCAGTGAACAGGAGTAACCATGAATTTATTTGAACGTTTGCTGCATCGCCGTCTTTGCAATGAGCAACCAGCTGATGGCGGCGCTGCACCGGCGCCATCTGAGCCATCTGCACCTGTTTCCGATGCTCCAGCACCGGCAGTCGACCCGGCAAAACCAGAAGGCGATAAGCAACAGCCTGGTGCTGAAGGTGACAAACCTCAGGATGACAAATCAACTGATGGTGAAAAGCCAAAGGATAAGCCTGCTGAAGAAAAAGAGCAGAAGCAGGAAGGCGCGCCGGAGAAATACGAATTCCAGGCAGGTGAAGGCGTCGAGCTGGACGCTGAAGCACTGAAGGACTTCGAGCCGGTTGCCCGTGAACTGAACCTGACCAATGAGCAGGCGCAGAAGCTGGTGGATGCATACCCGAAAATTCTGGCCGGTGTGCAGCAGCGTCAGGCAGAAGCCTGGCAGGCGCAGACAGAACAGTGGGCTGCTGATGTTAAGGCTGACAAAGAGATCGGCGGCGACAAGCTGACGGCAAACCTCGGCGTTGCTCAGCGAGCCCTGGACACCTTCGGCACGCCGGCGCTGAAAGAGTATCTGAACGGCACAGGGCTGGGTAATCACCCGGAGCTGGTGAAGGCGTTCGTCAAAGTAGGAAAAGCCATGTCGGAAGACGGCATGGTGACAGGTAAAGAAAGCGGTCAGCGTACTGCTGCCGAAGTGCTTTATGGCTAATAAGAGAGGATATAACCATGGCTGTTAAAGGCGTAAATGCGCTGACGCTGGCTGACTGGGCTAAGCGCACCGATCCTGACGGGAAGGTAGACAAAATTGTCGAGCTCCTTTCCCAGACAAACGAAATCCTGACGGACATGATGTTCGTAGAGGGTAACCTGCCAACCGGTCACCGCACTACCGTGCGCTCTGGTTTGCCATCTGCTACCTGGCGCTTGTTGAACTACGGTGTGCAGCCAAGCAAATCAACTACTGTACAGGTTACAGACTCCTGCGGGATGCTGGAAACCTATGCTGAGGTTGATAAGTCCCTGGCTGATCTGAACGGCAACACAGCAGAATTCCGTCTGTCTGAAGACCGTGCATTCATCGAAGGCATGAACCAGCAGATGGCGCAGACGCTGTTTTATGGTGACACGAGCGTGAACCCTCAGCAATTCATGGGCCTGTCCTCCCGTTACTCCAGTAAGTCTGCTGGTAATGGTCAGAATATTATCGACGCTGGCGGCACTGGCACCGATAACACTTCTATCTGGCTGGTGGTTTGGGGTGAAAACACCGTTCACGGCATCTTCCCGAAAGGGCAGAAAGCAGGCCTGCAGACCCAGAACCTTGGCGAGCAGACCCTGACAGATGCCAGCGGCGGTAAATACCAGGGCTATCGTACCCATTACAAATGGGATAACGGCCTGGCGCTGCGCGACTGGCGCTATGTCGTGCGCATTGCCAACATCGATGTGAGCGATCTATCGGTTCCTGGTTCTGCGGCAAACATCGTCACACTGATGGTTAAAGCGCTTCACCGCGTTCCTAACCTGAAGATGGGCCGCGCTGCGTTCTACATGAACCGCACCGTTGGTCAGGCACTTGACCTCCAGTCTCTGGATAAAGCCTCTCTGGCTTTGTCAGTAAAAGAGACCGAAGGCGAGTTCTGGACCACGTTCCGCGGCGTTCCAATCCGCGAAACTGACGCTATCCTCGAAACCGAAGCGCGCGTTGTTTAACGCCTGTAATTAACTGATGGGCCTTAACCGGCCCATAAATGGAGAAAGAAAATGATCCTCGACAAACTGTTGATGTTCTCCGAAGCGCAGGCGGTTACTGCTGGCGGCGCTTCAACTGACGTTATCGACCTGGCCCCTATCGACGGCACCCGCCGAGATATAGGTGTTGGCGAGCCTCTTGAGTTCTGGGCAAACGTGAACACCACTGCAACCGCAGCCGGTGCGGCGACCCTGAACGTTCAACTGCAGACCAGCCCGGATAACTCCACCTGGACCACTATCTACGACAGCGGCACGCTGGCACTGGCAGCGTTGACCGCCGGCAAGCGCCTGTTCTCTGCCAAGGTTCCGGCAGGCGTTCAGCGCTATCTGCGTGTGAACTACTCCGTAGCCACCGGCCCGCTGACTGCTGGCGCGTTCACCTCCGGTATCAACCTGGACGTTGATGCGAATACCCCGTACCCGACCCGCTCTAAAGTGACCGGCTAAGGAGATATCGATGTCAGCTGAAAAAGCAAAATACCGCGTGCTGCGTCTGTCCCATATCCATAACAACCTCTGGCCGGAGGGTTCAGAGATTGAGTATGACGGGGTGCCTGGCTCCGCGCTGGAGCCGCTGAACGAAGCGGCAAAGGAAGCAAAGGCGAAGGCAACGCAAAAGGTTGTGGCTCCCGCCGTCGTTAAACCTGAGCCGCTGAACGAAGGCGGTGGTGGCGATGACGAGCTGGATAAGCTCCGCGAAGAGTACGAACTGCTCTTTAACGAGAAGCCTCATCACAACACCAAAGCCGAAACGCTGCGCGAGAAGATCGCCGAAAAGCGAAAAGATTTAGGCGTCTGAGCCTCAGAATAAACCAGGGGGCTTCGGCCCCTTTCTTGTAGGAGCGTTCTATGGAAATGGTCAATCTCAAAACCGGCACCGACAGCTACCAGGATGAAAGCGGCGAGACCAAAACCCGTGACGAATATCCGTGGGGGCTGTGCATCACGCTGAACAATGACACCCTGAATAAGCTTAAAGCGCAGCCGCAGAATGTAGGCACTGAGGTGATGATCACCGCAAAAGCAGTGATTAAGGGTATCTCGGCGCGTGAAGGCGACGATGGCACTTTCCGCAGCGCGGATCTGCAAATCACCGATATGGCGCTGTCGCCTGTTTCAGGTGAGGTGCCGAAGACGGCGGCGCAGACGCTTTACGGTGAAGGGGGCGAGTAATGGCCTCTGTCATTGAGATCTGCAACCGGGCGCTGAGCAACATCGGTAATAACCGGAGCATCAACAGTCTGGAAGAAGCCAGCAAAGAAGCCGGGCAATGTTCCCTGTATTACGAGTCGATTCGTGATGCTGTCCTGGCCGATTTTGAATGGAATTTTGCGACCAAGAATATCGCGCTGGCTGACACCAACAACCCGCCGCAGGACTGGGCATTCGCATACACCTATCCGACTGACTGCCTGAAGATTATTGAAATTCCGGTTCCCGGTGTTCGGTATCCAACGGCTGCTATGCGCGTGCAGTACGTGGTCGGCGCTGACAGCGACGGCACGGGGCGACTGATTTACACCGATCTGCCGCAGGCCTGGCTGCGGTATGTGGCCCGCATTACCGACGTGAACATGTTCGATCCCATCTTCCAGGAGGCTCTATCCTGGCGCCTGGCTGCGGCTATTAACATGGTTCTCACGGGTAATGCCGACCTCGGCAATAACGCCCTGAGCATGTATAGCCGGATCATCCTCAGCGCTGGCTCTCACAGCATGAACGAATCGCAGGAACCGCAAATGCCTGACGATCCGTTTACCGTAGCGAGGATGTGCTGATGGCTGTTAGCTGGATACAACCGAGCTTCTCAGGTGGCGAAATTGCTCCATCGCTCTATGGCCGCATCGATATGGCGAAGTACCAAGTGGCGCTGCGCAAGTGCGATAACTTTATTGTGCGGCAGTATGGCGGGGTAGAGAACCGCCCGGGCACGCAGTTCATCGCCGCGGCGAAATACCCGGATCGCAAATGTCGCCTGATACCTTTCCAGTTTTCGACGGTGCAGACCTATGCGCTGGAGTTTGGCCACAATTACATGCGCGTCATCAAAGACGGCGGCCTGGTGCTTACCACCGGCGATGTGATTTACGAGCTGGCGACGCCTTATACAGAAAATGATGTTTTCGGCCTGAAATTCACCCAAAGCGCCGACGTGATGACGATCGTGCATCCTTCCTATCCGCCTAAAGAATTGCGCCGGTATGCGCATGACAACTGGCAGATCGTCGATGTGCAGACAACTAACGGCCCGTTTGAGGATATCAACGTCGACGAGTCAAAAACTGTCTGGGCTAGTGCCACTACCGGGACAATCACGCTTTCCGCAAGCTCTGCAATATTCGGCGCCGAGCAGGTCGGAAAGCTGTTCTACCTCGAGCAGCCAGCTGTTGACTCTGTACCAGTATGGGAAACCAGCAAGAGCACATCGATCGAGGATATCCGGCGCGCCGACAGCAACTACTATCGCGCCAATACCGAAGGAAAAACCGGGACGTTACGCCCATCACACACTGAAGGTATGGCGTGGGACGGCTGGGGAGGAACCGGCGATGATGATACAGGCGTGCAATGGGAATACCTGCATAGTGGCTTTGGCATTGTGCGGATCACTGCTGTAGCCGGTGACGGGATGACTGCAACCGCTGATGTTGTTTCTCGTGTCCCTGAGAACGTTGTCGGGGCTGACAAGGCCAGCTACAAGTGGGCGCGCTATGCATGGAACAGCGTCAATGGCTATCCGGCGACGGTCGTCTACTACCAGCAGAGGCTGTACTTCGCTGCATCCCCTGCGTATCCGCAAACCATCTGGGCCAGCCGTACCGGTGACTATAAAGACTTCGGCAAGAGCAACCCGACGCAGGATGATGACAGGATCGTTTATACCTACGCTGGCCGGCAGGTTAACGAAATTCGTCACCTTATCGATGTCGGATCGCTGGTTGTTCTGACCTCCGGCGGTGAGTTTGTTGTGACCGGTGACCAGAATAAAGTGCTTACGCCTTCTGCATTCTCCCTGAGTTCTCAGGGCTCAAACGGCTGCAGCGATGTGCCTCCTATCGCGGTTTCGAATATTGCGCTCTTTATCCAGGAGAAGGGCAGCGTCGTGCGGGATCTGGCCTACTCGTTTGATGTTGATGGATTCCAGGGCAACGACCTGACAATCCTCGCTAATCACCTTTTCCAGAAGCGCAGCATTGTCGACTGGGCGTTTTGTATTGTCCCGTTCTCCAGCGCGTTCTGCGTGCGCGACGATGGGAAATTGCTGGTGCTGACCTATCTGCGTGATCAACAGGTATTCGCCTGGTCTCCGCAATCCAGTGCCGGGAAATATGAGAGCACTTGCGGTATCAGTGAAGGCAGCGAGGATGCGATCTATTTCGTGGTTAACCGCACCATCAACGGCCAGACAAAACGCTATATCGAGAGGCTGGCAAGCCGACAGTTTACCGATGACATTGACGCTTTCTTTGTCGACAGCGGACTGACCTATGACGGACGCAATGCCAGCAGCCGGGAGGCCACTATCAGCGGTGGAAGCGGGGACTGGAGTTATCAGGTGCCGTATACCCTGACGATGAGCGGGGCCAGCTATTTTACCGCGGGAGACGTCGGCGCACAGATCCAGTTCCCCTACACAGGAACCGATCCTGAAGATGGTAGCGCCGTTGCCATGCAGATGCGCTGCGACATTATTTCGGTTGAAAGCGGCAACTCGGTAACCGTCACAGCCAACAGGAATATTCCTCCTGTCCTGCGCAATACCGCCACCACTAACTGGTATATGGCCCGCCAGACATTCGCCGGACTCGATCACCTTGAAGGACAGACCGTCAATGTACTGTCCGACGCCAGTGTAGAGCCGCAGAAAGTCGTCACCGGCGGCGCCGTTACGCTGGAGAAACCCGGCGCAGTGGTCCACATCGGCCTGCCGATTAACGCCCAGTTTGAAACCCTGGACATCAATATTAACGGGCAGGAGACGCTGCTCGATAAGAAACAGCTGATCAATTCCGTGACGCTGGTGGTCAACGCCAGCCGAGGCATCTGGGCATCAACTCCAGGCGGCCAGTGGTACGAATACCCTCAGCGCGAGTTTGAGTTTTACGACGATCCGGTTGATGACGCCACAGGCAAAGTAGAGGTCAAACTCGACAGCAACTGGGATAAAAATGGGCGGGTAAAAATCCGTCAGACTGACCCGCTGCCGCTTTCTGTGCTGGCGGTGATCCCTCGCATTACCGTGGGAGGCTTTTAATGATTAACGCTCAGATAGTCCCAGCCACCGCAGAGCACATCGCTGAAATTATCCCCCGCGTGCGCCTGGCAGACATCGAAGAGTTTGCCGCCACGAATGGCTGGAGTGCTGCCCGTGTTCTGGAATGTGGCCTTCGCACATCAACCTTCTGTTGTGCCGGCTTGATAAACGGCCGCGTTGTCACTGTCTTTGGCGTGGCGCCCGCTTCAATGATTGGCGGCAGCGGGATCCCCTGGCTTGTAGGCACGGATGATCTGGAGCGCTATCAGCGCACATTTCTGCGCCGCTGCCGGCAGGTGGTTGCTGCAATGCTGTCCGTCTATCCGTATCTCGAAAATTATGTCGATGCCCGTAACCACGTCGCAAAAGCGTGGCTGCACTGGCTCGGTTTTACCCTGGAAGACCCGGCGCCGTATGGTGTGCTCGGCCTGCCGTTCCACCGCTTTTACATGGAGAAAAACTGATGTGTGATCCGACTATCGCCGCCGGCGCGACTTTAGCGCTCAGCGGCCTGTCTGCATATAACCAGTATCAGCAGGGTAAATATACTGCCGCGGTTGCTCAGCAGAATGCTGATGTTGCAACTGCCCAGGCTAATGACGCCATAAATCGCGGTAACGCGGAGGCTGATCAGCGCCGTCGTGAGACCCGGCAGCGGCAGGGCACGCAGGCGGCAATAATGGGCGCAACTGGTGCTGATATGAGCTCAGGATCTGCGCTGGATATTTTCGGGGATACGGCGCAGTTTGGCGCACTGGATGCTCTGACGACCGTCAATAATGCTCAGCGAGAAGCATACGGATATCAGACGCAGGCGGCTAACTATGAAGCGCAGGCAAGCGCGGCTAAAAGCTCAGGAACTATCGGCGCGGCGACAACGCTGCTTACTGCGCCGCTGAAAGCCTATGGCGCTTATCAGTCATTCGGCGGAACCTGGAACCCGTTCACGCAGAGTAAGGCCGCACCAATTTCTGCTGCCATCGGCACGCCTACCGGTCGATAAGGAGAGAACTATGCCAGTTGTACCAACAGTCGCCGGGCGTCAGGTTGAAAGCCGCGGCGTTTCCACTCAGGGATTTCAGGCATTCGATCAACCAAATGCAGGCGATGCGCTGCTGAGCGCAGGAAGCCAGGCGCTTGACGTATTCGGTCAGGCTAAACAGCGCGCAGATGTCGCTATGGCACAGGATGCATCGCTGCAACTGACGCAGACCGCAAGCGATCTGATGACCAACCCGCAGAATGGCCTGCTTAACCTGCAGGGTAAAAATGCCCTCGGCAAGGGGCAGGAATACACCCAGCTCTTTGACGCAAAGGCTCAGGAGCTGGCGATGCAGTTGCCGGAGTCGGCGCGCCAGGGATTCCTGCAGCAGGCTCAGCAGCAGCGCATTCAGTTTACGTCTCAGGCTGGCCGGCATGAGATAGGGCAGCTCAATGCGTATGAAGAGGGGCAGTTCCAGGCAACGCTGACCACCGGCGCCAAAACCGCTTCGGCGATGTACGGCGATAACGCCAACTATGTGCTAGCTAATCAGCAGGCGTTTCAGCAAATAGAAAGCTTCGGCGCCGCACATGGGTGGAGTCCTGAGCAGATCCAGGCCAAAAAGGTGGAATTCAAAGAGAAGGTAGCAGATGGCGCGCTTTCTCAGTGGTCAGCAAATAACGCGATCGGATTCATTCAGAGCAACGGTGAGCTGAGCGATACGGCCGCCGGTTCACGGCGGGCTACTGTTAACCCTTATGGTGGTGAGCCATCATCTACGAAAGGAATGATTACCCAGGGGAACATTAACTTATTCAACCGACCATCTGTAAAAAACGAAGATGGTACTATCAGCACGGTAAGAACTATTTCCGTAGGCACAGATGCTGGTGAAGTCCTGATACCAACGGTCAGTGATGACGGTAAATTACTTTCAGATGATGAAGCAATCGCGCTATATGAAAAAACAGGAAAGCACCTTGGAATATTTGATAATCCTGATGATGCGACTGCATATGCAGAAAAGTTGCACGAGCAGCAAGATCAGTATTATGTGAAAGGTGATAGCAGCGATGCCAGGGGTATCCGCAACAATAACCCAGGAAACCTCGAGGCGAGTTCATCAAATCCATGGGTAGGCCAAACTGGTAGTGATGGCCGGTTTGCAAAATTCGAGACTCCGGAACACGGGATCCGCGCGCTTGGGCGTAACCTGATTTCATACCAGCGCCAGGGGATTGATACCGTTGGCGAGATTATCAATCGCTGGGCGCCGCCGTCTGACAATAACGACACGGCTGCATACATCAAAGCGGTTTGCGCGCAGCTCGGCGTCACTGCTAACCAGCCGCTTGATGCATCAAACCCTGATACGCTGCAGGCGCTCTGCGCCGCCATCATTAAGCATGAAAATGGCACGCAACCATACAGTCCTGACCAGCTATCAACAGGCGTCAGCGCCGCGCTGGGGCTCTCTCAGTTGCCAACCAGCAATAAACGCTACACCGGCAATGCAGCATTCGACGCCGCCACGCCGGAAGCGCAGGCCACTTTTCTGCGCCAGGCTGACCAGATCCGCCGGCAGCAGCAGGCCGAATACAGAACGGCTATCGATAGCCAGGTTCGTGATGCTACTGCCGCCTATATGCGCGGTGTAGAGTTTCCGGATCCTCCAGGAGAGAAGGAGTTTCTGGCTGCCTACGGCGTGAGGGAGGGAAACCAGCGTTACACCGAATTCAGGAATACGCAGATTGCCGGGCAGTACATAGGCTCGTTCCGCAACATGCCGACCAGCAGCATCACAGCCTACGTCAATCAACTGAAGCCAACGCCGGAGCAAACCGGGGAAGGGTATGCATCGCGAGCCGCTCTTTATGACAATGTTGTCACCGCTGCTAACCAGGTGATTAAACAGCGTCAGGCCGATCCTATTCAGTTTTCTCTGTCTTCTGGCCAGAGTAAGCCTATAGACATGACCAACCAAAATAACTTTGGCCAGAGCATTGCGCTGCGTGCATCTCAGGCAGCCGAACTGTCAAAATCATACGGCACGCCATTAACTTTTTTTTCTAAAGAAGAGGCCAGCCAGATCGGGACTTTCTTCCGCGATGCCCCAGTTTCACAGCAGTCTGCATACCTTGATACGATCAGACAAAGCACCGGTGGAGGGCAGGTCTATATGGCTGCGCTGCAACAAGTAAGCACCAACGCCCCTTCTGCTGCGGTAGCCGGTATCCTGATGGATAAACCTGGCGGGATTGTTGCAGAGAAAAGCTGGTTTAGTCCTGACGTCAATGTGTCTCCGGAATCAGCGGCACAGACTATTCTTTCTGGCTCCGCTGCACGCCGTGGTACCAAAGATGCTAAAGGCATTGCTATGCCGAAGGATACAGAATTACTCCCTGATTTTACTGACATAGTAAAAGATGCATTCGCTGGTGATTCAGACGGTGCTTCTATGGCCTATGACATCGCCAAAGACTACTACGCAGGAATCATGGCAAAGAAAGGTGTTGTCTCTGGTGAGGTGGATAGATCGGTCTGGAAACAGGCTGTTAACGTAGCCACTGGCGGTGTGCATGACTATAACGGCATGGGAAGCGTGCTGTTGCCGTGGGGGATGTCAGCAGATCAATTTGATAAACAGGTTGATCAGGCATGGAAATCCCAGGTTATCGATGCCGGCATTAAAGCGCCACCAGGCCAGTATGGTTTGCAGAGTTATGGCGACAGTCAGTATCTCGTGAAACTTGGTACCGGATACCTTCTGAAACAGGACGGAACACCGGTAGTTATCGATCTCACGCAGCAGCGGCAGCGCTTCTCTGGAGATATCCCTCAATGAGTTACTTCGGACTTAACCCGGTAAACCAGAATCAACAGCTGGATGATGCAGCTTCAAATCCTGCTGGATTCAACAGTGATGTGGGTTTCTTCGATAATGCAGCCGGCGCTGGCCTGTCTGGTCTCTATTCTGGCCTGGTGGCTAAACCAGATCAGTTACTCTGGGCGGGAATGGACAAGTTGGTTTCACCTATCGCCAAATTCGTAAACGAAAACACCTCAGTAAACGATACGTCTGCGGAATACATTGCCGAGCAAAGAAAACTGGCACAGCAGCAAGTTAAGCGCCTGACACCAGACGCGGCCACTACAGGGACGGCTGGGCAGGTTCTGCATGGGCTGTTCGATATGGGTGGGCAGGCTGTAGTTGGTTCACTACTTGCTGGCCCTGCCGGCGGTGCGGCGGCAGTGACATCCCTGCAGGGGTTTTCAGAGTATGAGCGACTTACTGCGCAGGGTGTAGATTTCAGGACGGCACAGGAAGCAGGGCTGGTGCAGGGCATCACTGCTGGTGCAGGAACCCTAATACCAATGAGCCTTGGTCTGCGTGCTGGTGGCGCACTGGCTGAAGGTGTCGGCGCTCAGTTATCACGATCGGCGCTTGGAAATGCCGCTGGTGCCGTTGCGCGCGCTGCGCCTGATATCGCTTATGCGGCAGGTACCAACGTCGCATTTGGTATGGCTATGCGCGGCAGCACAGCATCCATCCTGCGAGATAATGGCTATGAGGATATGGCCTCTCAGTATGACGTGTTCGATAAGCAGGCGATGGCGATCGATGCCGTTCTCGGCCTGGCATTCGGCGGTGTTGGCCGGTTCGTAAACTCGCGTGGTGAAAATGTTCGCCCACCTGATTTTATGCCTGCCGACGTCGATGCAGCGCTGGCAGCCAATGCTGCTCATCATGCTGAGTTTGATATCGCTCCAGGCATCCCGGTTAATGTGCTGTCACGCGATGCGCATGCTCAGGCACTACGGCAGGCAATGCAGGATGTCAGTGCAGGCCGATCGGTTGATGTGGCGAGCATTGTTGAGCCGGCGGCATTCACCAGCATACCGGCACGGCGCAGCATTATATCGCAGGCACTGGATGAGATGCTTTCTCAGGCAGATGAGGGTGCAACATCCAGAGCTATTGAAATGCGGACGCTTGAGGATCAGGCTGCGCAAATTCTTCCGCGTGGCGACCGCAAGGTTTACCAGTCAGAAATAGCCAACAGCGAACGCATTATCACTAACCTCACTGAGCAGCGTAACCAGATACTGGCAGAGCAACCCGCGGGAAGCGGCAAAGCGCTGTCCCGTGCCCGAGCCGATAAGCAGGCAAGGCTGAGAGATGTCGATCAGCGGATCAGTGAAGCACAGGGGAGGCTGGAATTCTCTCGTAACGCACTGGCTCCGCATGAGCCTGGTGGCGAATTCTTCGAGGCAAGGGCAGAGATCGCCCGCAGGCAGCAAGCAGAGGCAGAGCTTGATGCTCAGGCTCTTTCATTTTTCCGCACGGCAGAAGTGCGCTCCGCCGATGAAGTCGCACCGCTGGAGCCTAACGCGGCTCTCCGGGACATAGAAACCACGCCATCGCCAAGAATGGCAGAGAATCAGCAGGACATTGATGTGATGGCTGCTGAAGAGTCACTGGCATTATCGCCAGATATGATGATCACCGTTCTTGATGATGACGGCAATCCACAGTCCAGAAGCGCGCGTGAGGTGCTTGATGATGCTGCACGTGAAAATGAGCAGGCAGTGCGGGACTCCAGACTTTTTGATGTCGCTGTTGCGTGTTTCTTAAGAGGATAAATTATGCGTCAGGAATGTATTAACGCCGTGCAGCAGGCCGCAAGCCGCCGACTCACGCAGCAGGAAATCAAGAATATTGAAGACCGTATTTACCGGAACATGCGGCAACTGGCCCGCAATGATCCGGCTTCGTGGCGGGCGATGACTGACGCCGAACGGCTGCGCCGAGCCGGGCAGTTAGCAGCGAACGAACTCACTAACGAAGCTGCGCTGAAGAAGCGCCGCGTGGCACTCACCATCGCAGCCAGGCAGCGGCTCGACGCCTTCATAAAGACCTACCAGGGGAAAGACGGCAAGCTTGAGGCGCTTAACCGGACCATCGCCTTTCACGCTGACGGGAAATCAAATTTCCTGTCGGTAGAATCACGCGGCAAAGCCACACGCGACTATGCACTAAGCCAGATTCAGGAAGCATTTGAAGCGGTAGACCCGAGATTCTTCCACCTGTTTGAGGACGAGGCCAGCGTGCGCGATCTGGTTTACGAGATGCGCGGGCAGGACACTGGCAACGTCAGGGCTAAGAAGGGCGCAAAAGCATGGGCTGGCGTTACTGAACTGCTGCGCCAGCGCTTCAATGACGCTGGTGGTGATATCGGCTACCTGGAAAATTGGGGCATCCCTCAGCACCACTCAATGGAGAAAGTCGGCAGGGTTCCGCAGGATAAGTGGGTTAGCGACGTCATCGGCAAACTGGATCGCAAGTACTACATCAAAGATGACGGACAGTTGATGAGCGATGCTGAGTTGAAAACCTTCCTGGGCGAGGCATACAACACCATAGCCACCGGCGGGCTGAACAAATTAAGCGATACTGGCATGCGCATTTCCGGCGCGCGCTCTAATCGCGGTAATGCATCCCGTCAGATCCACTTCAAAGACGCAGACTCCTACCTTGAGTATCAGCGAGAATATGGCGATCGCTCTCTGTGGGAAGTAATGGTCGGGCACCTTGAAGGTATAAGCAAAGATATCGCGCTGGTTGAAACATACGGCCCGAACCCCGATCACGTTTTCCGCTCTATCCTGGACGAGGTTACGGCTGAACAGGCCACTGCCAACCCTGAGCGCACTGGCAGGATTAAGCGCCTGGCCAACAGTACCGAGAACCTTTACAACTTTATCGCCGGGAAGACGCAGCCGATCGCTAATCCGCACATCGCACGATGGTCGGACAACATCCGAAACTGGATGGTGGCGAGCCGACTTGGTTCCGCGCTGCTGGCTTCATTCTCTGACCTGGGCACGATGTATATGTCGGCGAAGGTAGCGAACATCCCGATGAACCGACTATTTATGAACCAGCTTGAGGCCATGAACCCGGCGAACCGCACGGAGCTTGCCCGCGCCCGTCGCGCTGGGCTGGCTATGGAATCGTTGCTCGGCAGCGTTAACCGCTGGGCGATGGACAATATGGGACCGTCGGTTTCCCGCTGGGCGGCAACGGCGGTAATGCGCGCCAGCGGCCTGACAGCATGGACCGATGCTCACAAGCGTGCCTACGGCGTGACGATGATGGGCAGCCTTGGCGAAGTGGTCAGCCGGGCGCCGGATCTGAGAAGCCTTGATGACAGCGATTTCCGCATACTGAAGAGCAAGGGCATTACTGAGCAGGACTTCAGCGTATGGAAACTGGCGCAACAGGAAGACTGGGGTAACGGAAACACTACGATGCTCACGCCGGAAAGTATTATGCGGATCCCTGATGCTGATGTTATGCACTTAGGACTGCCGGAGCGAGTCAGGTTTGAGGCCATGCGCCGGCTGTTGGCAGCAGTATCTGAAGAAGTCGACATGGCAGTCATTACGCCTGGCGCGCGTGAGCAGCTGCTTACCGGTGGCGGGTTGCAGCGCGGCACATGGAAAGGTGAGTTAACCCGCTCGGTTTTCCTGTTTAAATCGTTCCCGATATCTGTTGTTTTGCGGCACTGGACGCGTGCAATGGGGATGCCTTCCGCTGGTGGCCGGGCTGCCTATATCGCCGCATTCCTCGCCAGCACCACGATGCTGGGCGCGCTATCTCAGCAACTTAACGACCTGGCATCCGGGCGTAACCCACGGGAGATGACCGGAAAAGATGCTGGTAAATTCTGGCTCGGTGCACTACTGAAAGGTGGTGGCCTTGGCCTGTATGGTGATTTTCTTCTTTCTGACCATACCCGTTATGGCGGCGGTGCGCTGGCTTCAATGCTGGGGCCTGTGGCCGGACTGGTTGATGACGTGGTTAAGCTGGCTCAGGGTATCCCGCTTAATGCCGTTGAAGGAAAGCCGGAGCAGACAGGTGGTGATCTGGTTAAACTCGGCAAGGGGCTTATCCCCGGTGCCAACCTATGGTATGCAAAAGCAGCTCTTGACCATATGATATTTAATCAGCTGCAGGAATACTTCTCGCCTGGCTATCTGCGCAAGATGGAGCAGCGTTCGAAGAAAGAATTCAATCAAACATACTGGTGGCGACCGCAGGACGTAACGCCGGAATAAGGGGAGGGGAGCTTGTTTTCAATTGTTTTGTCTGTGATAGTTTCTTGTGGGTTGTTATTCGCTGACCGATACAAATATTTTCTTAGCCCCCCATCGCAGGCTATCTGCTGGTTTATTTTTGTTATGCAGGGAATAATTCTTGTGGCGAGCCTTATTCAAGGTAAACCTCTAATTTTTTCTGAATAAATAGGTGACTACATGCAAGCTATTGGCTTTATCGTTTACATCGTGGTGGGGCTCTTCCAACTTGCAGCAATCATGGCTGGACTAGAATCGTGGTGGGGCTTGCACTGGATAATAGCGGCACCGATTGCATTCATCGTCAGCTATATACCACTGGTTGGATCTATCGTGGGAATGGTTGGAGCCATGGACGTATGGCGCTGGGAGTGGTGGCAGGCTGGTCTACTTTTCTTTGGTGGTCTAATCTTTGCTATCGCCTGCGGAGGAATGTCTTCGTTCTTCGAATGGCTATCCTTCAGGAAAAGAGTGTGACATGTCACAAAGGCCGCTTTCGCGGCCTTATTTATCACTGACCGCCGGGGCGAGAATCAGCAGAACGCCCGCCGCAACGTGAGCCGTCAGCAGCAGTATCACTATCATGCTGGCAGTTACCAGCGAAAGCTTGTGAAGCTGAACCCAGAGACAACAGAACAAACAGCACTGCTAATGCTTTTTTCATTTTCGCTTACCATGTGTAGACCACTGAATGTGGCGATGGGATTGTAGAATTATGTTCGGTTTTTATCCATAAAATCTTCATGGTCTGGTAAGTTGCCGTTATCTCAGATGCTGTCTGAGCTGCATTGTGCAGAAATCCAGGTGTGTTTGCAGCTCCCGCATTGACAACTGCGAGCTCGTCACATAGTTAACCAGTGCCGCCAGTTCCGCCGCCGCACCGCTGACATCGTGGCCGTCTCGCTCCATTTCCCTGAGCAACTCCATCAGCTGTGATTTTACAACCAGGGATCTGACCCCTTCCGGGGTGTGAATACGATCCGCAAAACCTTCGTCGACAGGATACTGGTACCGCTCTGGCATTAGGAATACTCCCATAAATACTGTATATATATACATATATCAAAAGGTAACAAAGTTTTCCAGAGCTCTTTTGTTTACCTTAATGGTAATGTTTTTGCTCGTTTCGATCTGTTTTATTCATATATGGTTTGATGGGTAATAGAATGATCTCCAGTGTGGCGCGCCGGGCGCTGCGATATCCGGAGATTTCATATGACGGTCTCAACCGAAGTCGACCATAACGACTACACAGGGAACGGCGTTACCACATCTTTCCCGTACACGTTCCGCATCTTCAAGAAGTCAGATCTCACCGTCCAGGTCGCTGACCTTAACGAAAATATTACGGTGCTGACTCTGGATACCGATTACTCAGTTACTGGGGCTGGTACTTATTCTGGTGGGAATGTAGTGCTGATGTCACCGCTGGCCAACGGATGGCAAATCTCTATCTCACGTGACCTGCCAGTTACCCAGGAGACTGACCTCCGTAACCAGGGGAAGTTCTTCGCAGAGGTCCATGAGGATGCGTTCGACAAGCTGACTATGCTTATCCAGCAATGCTTCAGCTTTCTCCGACTGGCGCTGCGCAAGCCGTCGTTCATCGCGAACTATTACGACGCACTCAATAACCGCATTCGTAACCTGCGTGACCCGTCACAGGCGCAGGATGCGGCCACGAAGAATTATGTTGATGGGCAGATCGTTGACAACACCAATGCCTGGAACGTTGGTGATGCCATTCTTGATCAGAAAATTGATAGCAATTTCCGAAGAACAATTAGGGTTCCTGAAAGTGATGTTGAAATGGTCCCATCCTCTGAAACAAGAAGAAATTCTTTGTTTGGCTGGGATAGTTCAGGTAAGCCAGTTCCTATCTTCTCTATGACTGAAACAGCAGACTTGGCTCTGAAGTTAGCTTCTCATGAAGAAGGCCTTGGAAGCAGTTTAGTCGGCCTGGAACAAGGTGGAACAGTTCAGAGCGCAATTACCTGGTGCGATATGAATATGTATCCTGAACTGGATAGAACGGGCTCCACGAATATGGTGTCGCAGATTAATGCGATCATTGAGTCAGCAAAAGAAAAAGGCTTCTATACAGTTAAGGACACATCTCCTCCAGGTTCTGTTTACCTAATTGATGGGCCCCAGGATCTTGTGTTCTATGGCCATGTAGATTTCGGAGATTCTAAGTTCAAATTTGCCAAAAACTGGACAGGTCAGATTGTCTTAAAAGACCCAGATAATGAAATCATCACCTACGACTCTTCAACGACAGAGGGTGCTGCACTTCTGGCAAAAATAAACGGGTCATCATCTCAGAGTAAGCTGGCCCAATCGCTCCAGATTGACGGGCTTGTAGACGATACAACGCTAAATAATTGCCTGTGTATCTTCGACTCAGGCATTCCTGCGTACTATTCACGGGGAGTTATTAAGAAATACGAGCATATTTCTCTTATTTCTACACGTGGACTCCTGTCGGATGCACTTTATTATAGCTTCACTGGCACGGTTTCATCTGTAAGGGCGCTTAGGATTAAGCCAAATACGACAATCGTCAAACTGCCCATGCTGGATTTTACAGATCGTCCTCATGCAATTAGTGTGTTGATGCATGGATGCTCCCGCTATGAAGTTTGGGGTCCAAATGTCAGCGACAGAAATCTCACAGATACTGGCAGCGAGTATGTTCTTTCAATGCATGACTGTTTTGACTGTGAAGTTAAGTGGGGTTACGACGTTCATCCAAACGTTTCATTTAACGGCGAAGGTAGCACTTCCCTGGTCTCGTCGTATACCCTAAACTTTAACTATTGCCTTGATTGTAAATTTATCAATCAGCACTCTATGGGTTTTGGTTGGGGGACAACAGCTGGTGAAGTTTGTTCTAATACATCTTTTATCTTCTGCAAGCTAAACAGAATCGATTTCCATAACCCAATGCAGGGTACAACAAAAATAATTGATTGTGATATTGGTAATAATGGAATAAGTATGTGCGCCATGGGACGTATTGAGATGATACGACCTCACTGGAAACTTGAAACTTTAAACGCGCCATATACACCAAAAGAGGTTACTCTGATAAAAAGCAGAGATGATATCGGAGGATTTGTTGATGGGGATATTTATATTGAAAATGCCGTGGTTTCTGGTGGGTTCACGTATAACGACAATAATTCAATTCCTACTTATTTCATCGGTGGTATGATTAATCTTTCCAGCACCAACCCTGGAGGAACAACAACATTACCCGATGGTTCTCCAGTTGTTCCTCGCTTGTTCCGTGATATTACTATCAAGGGGATGAAGCACCTTCGGCGCTACTCAACAGACCGCTACACCCGGTTTATTTATTCAAATCTTCCGCAGTATCTCAAACATCCTGAATCTATCACTCTTGATGATTTTGATTATTTCTGCGATCAACCCCTGGTGTTTGGGTTTGGTAACTGGCTGGATACCTATTATACGGACGATACCACCTCTTCGCCGTTGGCCGTTGACGTGACCTGTCATATCACCATTAACCGTGGAGCATTTGCCGGACTGTCATTTGCTGGTACTGGTAATAAGCAAAATATTAGCGTTAAACTTAACCAGGTACGCGATTTGCGTTACGGAAAAAAAGGAGTTGCTGTTGTTGCCAACACTCGCGGGACATACGAGATCACCGATACAGATGTTACTAGCCTGAGTGCCGTATTCGGTTCGTCACAACCAACAGTTGCTAATGTTATTAAATTAAATGGCGGAACATTCAAGGTATTTGATTCTTCAGTTATGCCAATGACGGCTAACGACAGCGTTTATCACGATATATCAGCAACAAACGTTATTTTCCTCGGAGACTATTCGGCTTCTAGCATTACAGCTACAAATCTTAATCTTGCTAAATGGTTCCGTATATCTGGTTGTTCTTTCCAGAATATGACTGGTATTAAAGTTCCATACTTACTGTTATTCACAGGTAATGTGGGCCCAACACCAGTATCAATTGGAATTCCAGTAAGATCAGGAAACCCAATGGTTACTCAAAGTATTTATAATAGCCTGTCAACCACTGATACATTTAATATATCAAACATGTCAGGTAATTTATCTCGAAAATTATATAATGGCGCAGACGGCGGGTACTTCTTTAACATTAGCACAACAGGTAATCGAGCTACTATTAATAATGCGACAGCATCATCCGCTGCGCTTTTAAGACAAATTGCCATAGCAGCCTAGGGGGAGTATATGTTTAAGCAGAATAAAGAATTAGATTTAAGCCAAGTTACTGAATCAGGATGTAATCTTGGAATTCAGCGAAGAGCTGTTGATTTATTTTTTAAAGTAGATAGTGTAAATATTACTTCTTTTGGCGCGGTTGCCTCTCTATTTGCTGGCATAAGCATCGATAACTTGCAATTTTACGGTTTTTACAATGTATCTCTTGAAGGAGATGGATCAGCTCTTTCGCAAGCTGAAACTGCAATTATGATGTTAGATGAGTTCTCAGGAGCAGTGCTCGTATGACTAAGAGTTGTTGAGATTAAAATAGCTATTACCTTTTATTCATATACGGTTTATTGTGTATGATGAGCTTACCAAACTAAGGAGGTTCATCATGCATAGTAAACGGTGGTCATCATGTCTGCATCGCTAACCGCTGACACAATAAATCAGGGGCTTAGCTACGGTGCGCTGGCGGCAGTTATCGCCGGCGTACCGCCAGAAGTGGCACTTGGATCGCTGGCCGGGGCGGTAATTTTTGTTACCTCTGCAGTTGAGTATCCGGTCAAGCGCCGCGTTCTCCTGGCGCTACTCAGCTTTCTCTGCGGTCTTCTCTTCTACAAACCCACAGCATCAATCCTTATCGGCGTGGCCAGCATGATCCCCACCATCACACAGGACTCGTTCGAGCGGGGTATTGTCTACTCCGCCGGCGCGTTCGTTGCGGCAATTGTCGCGGTGCGGGTCGGGATATGGCTGTATCACCGTTCTGACAATCCGCGCGATTTAATCCCGGGAGGAAAAGACGATGACAGGCCATGATCTGCTGCTTATCGCTAATGCCCTCATCTGCGGCGGGATAGCGCTGAGGGTGATGTTCTTCCAGCGCAACGGATCGCGCCACCGCCGCTGGGGCGGGTGGATCGCCTATTTCCTCATCGTGGCTGCGGCCAGTATCCCGCTGCGTACCGCGTACTCATACCTGTACCACTTCCCCATGACCGCAGATCTTTCTGAGGTCGTTATCAATGCTGTGATGTTCGCCGCGGTGCTGAAGACGCGCGGCAACGTCGTGCAAATCTTCAAGATATCGAGGTCGCAACATGGACATTAACGAGTTTCAGAAAGCTGCCGGCGTTAACTTGGCGCTGGCCACGCGCTGGCATCCGCACATTGTGGCGGCCATGAAAGAGTTTGGCATCATCAAGCCGCTGGATCAGGCTATGTTTATTGCCCAGGCCGGGCATGAAAGCACTGGCTTTACCCAGCTCGTTGAGAGCTTCAATTACAGCGTGGCGGGGCTGGCTGGTTTCGTCCGTTCCGGGCGACTGACGCAGGGCCAGGCTAATTCCCTCGGGCGCCGGCAGGGTGAACCATCGTTGCCACTGGAGAGGCAGCGGGCCATTGCCAATCTGGTGTACAGCAAACGCATGGGGAATAACGGGCCGACCGACGGCTGGTTTTACCGCGGGCGCGGTCTCATCCAGATCACCGGACTGAACAACTACCGCGATTGCGGGGCTGCCCTGAAGGTGGATCTGGTTAAGCAGCCGGAGCTGCTGGCGCAGGACGAGTATGCAGCGCGGAGCGCGGCGTGGTACTTCGTGAAATATGGATGCCTGAAGTACACCGACGACCTGATGCGCGTCACGCAGATCATCAATGGCGGCCAGAATGGTATCGACGATCGCCGTGTGCGTTACCTGTCGGCCAAGAAGGTACTGGCATCATGATCACGGCATTCGTGAAAGCGTACTGGAAACAGCTGCTTATCGTGTCGATGCTTGCTGTTCTGGTGGCCGGAGGCGTTGTAGCCTGGAATATTCACGGTGACAGGCAGTACGACGCCGGGTATGCGCAGGCGAAGGCAGACCGCAAAGCAGAAGATGATAAAGCCCGTCAACATGACGAACAGGAGAAAGCAACCAATGAACGTGAAGCGCAGCAGAGGATCGACCAGGCGCGCAATGATGCTCTTGATGCTGCCGCTCGCGCTGGCCGGCTGCAGCAGCAGCTCGTTGCCATCCGTGAGCAGCTCAGGCAGTATAACGCCACTGTCGGCGCTGGGTCGTCAGCCGCAGACACCGGAATTTTGCTTACCGACGTGTTCGAAAAATCTCTCGAACGAAACCGACAACTGGCAGAATACGCTGACCGGGCAGCCGAAGCCGGAAGGGTCTGCGAAAGGCAGTACGATGAACTGACCAGGTAG